CAGCACATTTTGTCTCTATATTATTCCACATCTTCATTTTCCTCGGCGGGTCTACCGCCTTCATCTGGGTTTGCTGCGCTTCCTGCTATATTTGCGGGAACTCGCACGTCATCTTGCCCTGTTACAGGCTCGAAGCCAAGCTGCTCTCGTGCTTCGTTTACTGTGATTATACCACCGTTTACAAGTGAGGTATAATAAGAAGATTGATCACGAAGCTCAGGTTGTAGAGCAGGTATATCTGTGATATCTTCTTTTATTCTGAAACCGAAAAATCTTTCGAATCCAAAGTTTATTTTTCGAACTATAGGTAGTATAGTCTCAAGATAGTACAATCGTAAATTCGGGCGAATGTTGGCGTTGTTGCCAGAGTCCAATAAAATTGGAGGGACTCCGAGCGCCTTTAATATTATCTTTTCGTTTTCTGCTATCGAATTTTGAAAATCTAAATCTTTGAAATTTGTATTTGAGTACGAGTCAATTTCTATACCGCCATCTAAAATTAGTGGTCTTTTTCCACCTGCGTCTGGTCTGTATCGTACTCCCCAAGATTGAATCATTCTTTCTTTGATCTTCTCTGACAGAGTGTTTGGGCTTTTCAGTACAAGACCAGGCACTGCTCCGTTCTTAAAAAAGTTGTCCTGAAACTTTCTCATGTTGGCCATGAGTTGCATAGTTCTAAGAGCGGGGCTGAGTCTCGGAACTCCTCTGTATATTGAGTAGAAGGAGTTTTCTTTGATGTGAACTATCTCTCTAGGAGAGTAGTCAACTTCACTGCTAAATGTGTACTTTTCTACATAAGTGTCCTTACTAGACACAATCTGCATTTTACTCGACGGAAGATGGTATAAATGCACACCATCGAAGTATATAAATATGTTTCCGTCTAGTATAAAGTCTGTAACTAAGTTTCTTTTAAATGTATTTATGTCTTGATAGAGATTTGGTTCGAAGTTAAGAAGCGTATCAACCTTTGCTCTCTTTATTCCTTTCAAGACCCCGTTCAATCGTTGAGACCCTTGTATTATGGCAGGTATCTCTGCTGAGTCATCTACAATCATATTGACGGCACGATTTACAATCTCTAATTCTTCGTACTGTCTCTCGTAACTGACAGTAGGCTCACGAGTACCTTGTGTGTCACCACCGATGTACTGCTGAGAAGGATTTAACTTTTCCTCGTCTTTTCTTCCCAGAAATCTGTCATACCATGCCATGTTTTTCTCTTTGTATTTCTACCCAGCGTATTTGTTTATGTGCTGTTCCTAAGCCTGGGTCTCTCCCATATACTTTATGTAATTGTTGGTGGTGTTGACGACACAGAGTAACAGTATCCTCGTAAAGTTCTTTTTTATGTTCCGCTATAAAATCTTCTCTTATTGCTAGTATGTACTTAGGATCTAAATTGTTCTTTTTCAGCCACTTGTGCACTAAAGGTGCTAGTGAGTAGTAATGGTGAAAATCAAGTTGGGTTTCACCACCACAAATGTAACACTCCGATGCCTTTTTGTACTTATTCTTCGCCTTGTCTCGAATATACTTTACTACGTCTCGTTTCAGTTCAGGCATCAGGTTTTTGAATTTCTAATTTTTTACTAAAAGAATTATATCTAGTTTGGGGTACTATGTCAAACATTATTTTTGACCAGGTATCCTAAAAACTTATTGCCGAAGTCTCAAATGAGTATAATGCATACCTCAACGCATCGGCCATGTGCGATGCATAATTGTGTTTCGGTTTCTCTTTGAGTAGGTTGGGATTGGGGTCCCACTGGTATTGATCTAACGCAGAGAGCGATTCTTTACAAGTTTGTTCAACAAGTAATTTATTATTGTCTATGATTCCTGCTACCTGCGCGATACCATCCAATACGGATTTCTTTGCGTTAATTGTTGAAATATCGTAATTCTGTGCAAAGTCGAACCTGGTTTGCTGAGCAGCAGAGTCAATATAAATATAGTCAATCCCCCACTTATCAATTCGTTTTTGTATTTCTTTTGCGTGGTTTTCTGTTGTTTGTTCTGCATCTAAGTATTCATCCAATAAGTAAAACTTTTCTTCGTCCCAGTCGTAAGCAATTACACAAAATGCTGTGGGATCTCTGTAGCCTACATCCAGCCCTGCAAATACGTCCATCTTGGATGTATCAATCTCGTCGAAGTTCCCGATGCACTCTTCGTGATTAAAGTTCCAAATCTGACCTTCATATGTGTTGAAGTCTGCTTCGTACTCTTGTCGGAACTCAGCCTCGGACATAGATTTTCGAGCTTCCGCAATATCCGTCTCAGACATTCGAGGATTATCTTTATAAGTAGCCCGAATAGACGCCCATTCTTTAAATTCATCTGAAAAGCCTCTGTAGAAAAAATCTGAAAACCAGTTGTTCTTTCCTCTTGGCGTAGATATAAAGATAGCCTTTGAATTGTCTTTGTCTAGTGTGGGTCGTAGGGCTACGTTAAAAGCGTCCCTGCCATCGGCCAAAGCAGCCTCATCGAAGATGATAAGGTCGTAGCTACGACCAACGCAGCTATCAACCTGATTAACACTTCCCATTCGAATCGTGGATCCATTTGTTAGTTCTATTACCTTATCCTTTGCATTGTCCTTTGCAACTTCCAAGTCAAAATGCTTTATTAAGTTTCTCTGTAAGTCAAAAGAAATCTGAGACAAGGCATAGTTGGGGGACATTATGAGTATGTTTGAGTTCGGGACTAGTGAGACTAGCTGCCCGATTATGTTTGCGATGTAGGTTTTACCCTGCCTTCTCGAAACTGCCGCACATACAAAACGGTATTTCGGATTGTTAATCGCATTTATGATAGCCACCTGACTCGCAAGTGGCGTTATGCCGAGTAGGTCCAAGTATGGATCTACTGGTAATTTAAGAAACCTCGTCTCAGATTGTAACTCTAGTAGCTTTTCAGACACTACGTCTGCTCTGCTAATTTCTACTGCCATAACGGCCTCTTACTTTTTACTGCCTGTATATAATCCAAACCATGCAGCACCCGCACCTACAATAATTGATATAAGTCCTGACTGCTCAAGGGTTGGTGCTTCTAAATCCATAAACCACATTGTGCTGTAGTATAAAAGAAAAATGTATACGCTTAAAAATGCTCGCGGAAAGATTCTCCAGCTGTCCACGGCTTCCGCCAAGTCTATCCACTTTTGATACTTATTCTTGCCTTCTTCGCTCATTATTTCTCCTTAACGTGCGTGCCTCTTTTCTTGTGACCGTTCCACGCTACAAAACCAAAGAGACGCAAAGTCCAGTAGGCAAGGTAGTTCAAAAACTTAAAGCCGTTTACTTCAATGCAAATGTCTCGAAAGATTCTGTCCCAGTGTGCCTGGTCTTTGTAACCCATTGTTGTGCCATCATCGTGAAGAAGTGTGGCGTACTTGTAGCCATAATCGTGCACTAATCCACCAATGAGTAAAACTCCTGTAGGCGAAAGAAATGTAGCAAGAAACTTTGGTACAGAAGCCCCGTCAAACTGAAAGCCTGCAGGAATTATATAATTTGATCCTTCTAGTTCAAACCAGAAGTCTTCTGCGACTTCCCATTTTCTTTTACCAAGAAGCCACAGAAGAATGCCTTTCCAAAACCCTTTGTCTTTTGTTTCTATTGGTATAGGTTGTAATACGGGCATACCAAAGGGCATTTTAAAACCTACACGCTGTTCTCCTTGGCCATCAAACCAGCTAATTATAAAACCAATTAAAATTAGAACGATTACTACGCTCCATTGCCAAAAAGTTGTTGCAAGTTCTAAAAGTATGTCCATATTTTATTCCTTATACCTTTTTAGTGTATTTAACACCACGATAGACTAAAGTTACTTCTTTCATAGTATTTCTCCTTAAGCCTTGTCTGGCGTTCCTTCAGGCTGACTGCTCCCTACTTCCGTCCTTTGGGGATGAACGAGATTACCATTTCACTTTGTTGGCCCAGTAGGCCGCGCTCATTTTACCTCTTGCAATGTTCTTTCTATGCCGAGCTTTAAATGAGGCTCTTTTTCTTTTCATCGCTTGGCTTTCGCCTTTCTTCGGCTTGCCTGCGGTTTTAGCACCTTGCTGACCGAAACGAATAGTCTTTACTTTATGCCCTACTTTTGCCACCACAATGTGTGACTTCTTAGGATGTCGAGGCGTTCGCTTCGGTTTGTTGTAACCGCTAACGCCTGCTCTTTTTAGTAGACTTTTTCCTCTTTTTGCGTGTGCCATTTCTGTATCCTGAAGCGTAGATTGCTCTACCCTGCTTTTCGGCTTCTGCCTTTGTTTTGTAGGTCTTGCCAGATTTTCCCCAGCGATAACCTCCTTTAACTTTTCTTACGGGCACGCTTCTTTCTCCCTAAGGCGATACGCCTCTGTATCAGAGAGCGAGGCACTTTCTTGCCTGCTTTGTAAAGAGCAGCTATTCTCTTTAGTACAGCTGCAAGCTGTGCCCGCCTTGACCCCGTTGTTCCGCCTAAATACTTTTTAGGGACTCGTGTCTTTTTATCTTTTGGTACGCTTTTTCGTCGTCTTCTTTTTGCCACGAGTTCCTCTCTTGATATCGTTATCCTGCGAGTGGCCGCCTCTTATAAAAGAGTTTACACGACCAAACGCCCACTGTGACATTGATACCCCTGGACGAGATCCTGAGCTAAGATATGCTCCCTGTCCTCGTCTGTACACTCTTGCAAGCTGTCCATAGGTAAACCGAGTTCTCTTTGCTTTTGCCTGAAGAGTTTTCTTTACGCTTGCACTTAAAGGTCTTGCTCTGCGCTTAGTACCCGAGCTTTTTGTAGCTGCGCTTCGTCGTTTTCGCTTTCTTCTTACGGCCACGCTTTCTCTTCCTCTTATGGGCAGAATCCTTCATTAGTCTGCCGCCAGGCATAAAGTGATAGCCTTTTGGTGCTCTTCTTCCTCGATATGTTTTTCTCATACCTTTACTCACCTTTTTGGTCACCTTTAACAGTGTACCGCTTTTCATCATTTTGTCAAAGCGTTTTAGGATTGTCCTAAGATTTTTTACCACGCTTCTTTCTTAAGATTGCGCGTTGCAACGCTGGGGGTAGCTTTCTCTGCTTTGCAGTTAGACCGTTACCATTGCTTTTCTTTTTCTTCCCATTCTTTCTTTTCTTGCCATTCTTTCTCTTTTTACCCATATGATAAGCCATTATACTTTCTCACACTTTAAGGAACCACATATGCAAGGACTGCATCCACAAATTACACATCTACACATATCAATACTCCCTCTGTAGCTGTTTTACTTCCAGCTCTTTGAGTTGTAACTCTAGTTCCCTCACTCTTTCTACAGTATTTTGTACTTCGGGCGGAGGAGTAAAGTTATCAATCCACTCTTCGTTTTCCTTTACATCTTCTTTTATCAAGTCTACGTCATGCTCCAGAAAAGTTATTCTCTCTGTGATTGACGTATATCCCCATACGGAGATTGCTGTGAACGCCACCAAACCAATAAGGTTTTTGAGTGGGATTGCGAGTTCTGTTGTTTCATTTAATTTTGTTGCTGGCATTTATGATTTCCATATGGCCATTAATAGCCAAACTATTCCCATTGAAAAAACCCAACAAAGTGTACCCATCGCTGCCCAGCTCATATACTTTCGTATTTCCTTGCGTCTTGCTCGAATACGTGCGACTTCTTTTTCATGGGCTATTCGTGACTCTTCCATCCGGGTCTTTATTGAGCTATACAGGTCTCCTTGACCCTGCATCAAACATATATCTTTTAATTGTCTATCAAAGTTAAGTAACTGTCTTTTGGCGCTTTCCATAGCGAGAGCTTCTTTGTAGCTCATTCGCCCTGTTCTAGCTTTTTCTACTTCCCTATACTTTTCTGAGGCACCCGCAAATCTACCGATTACGGCCTGTAAATCCCCCGCGTTCCCTGCTGATTGTTTGATGGTGTTTATACCATCGTTCAGAGCTTTCAGCGCGCTTATAACTGCTGCCACCTCTCCAATCACATATTGTCTCCGATCTTACTCGCATATCAACCTATCCGTTAAGTAGCGTTATAATGATGCCGCCTAGAAAAAGAATGACAGTTCCCGTAGCTCCTAGCAGCATATTCTGTAGTCTGTCCATCTTTGCGTCCATACGCTCAAGACGGGCAAAAATAGTTTTCCACCGCTCTTCGCATTGGACCTCATGAGCGGCAAACCTTGTATATATTTCGTTCAAATCAGGCTGTTCCATTTAGTAGTTTATCCATTAGCTTGCCGTAGTTACCCTGACCAAATGGTACGCCATCATTTATCTGGACATTTGTCTGATTCTTGATACTAGAAGCGGATGCTTTTTCAAGGTCTGCTTGAGCTTTTATTTCGTCCATTCGCATTTTGTGAGCCATTTGTAGTAAGTCAGCTAAGTCTTTGCTGGAGTACACACCGCTTTCCTGTGCTTCTTCGAGCTTTGATTGTATCATCTCGTCTAATAGAGATCCAATGTTTCCTCTGTTTCTATATCCTGTATCCAGATAAACCGTGTCAATATACTTTTTAACTTCGCGTTTATTTAAAATATCCACAACCTTTTTTTCATCAACTTGCAGCTGCTCGCAAACACCCCGAATATTCCCAAGAGTCAGGTACGAATTCGCTACTTCAAGTCCTTCTGGAGAGATTGTTGTTATTTCTTTAGCCATGAGAGAATTATACTCAAAAGGGGATGGAATGTCAAGAAATATTTTTCTATGCTGGTTTGTCTGGCCACACTATTTGGTCAAGCATGGTCGCACCTGAGTTATTGCCAGGAACGTTGCGAAGAACTTGCCTATACTCTGTCCACTCTGCTTGCTTTTCCAAACTAAGTTTACAGTCGGGAAGCTGAGTCCAGTCGGTTTGATACAACCTACTATCTCTTTCTCTTCTTACTTGAATCCAGAACTCTGTTGAATCAAAGTTCCATTTTTCATCTTTCCAAAAGTAGTAATCTGCGGGGGCGTGCTCTCGCCCTTCCCAAACTCCATCTTTGTAATAGTTCGATTGCATAAAATTTGACAAACTAGAAAACCCGCTAGTAATATGCGCTACCGTTTTTGTTTTATCCTGGTCCCACTCTGTCCCCGAAGCGGGGTAGGTTGCTCCAGGTACGTAAGCATTTTCTATTTCGCCTTCTGAGTTGACTATTGCTATTGCGTGTACTGCCATTTTTTTCTCCTTAACTTTTTACAAGTCCTGCTAAAATTGTTCCTGTGTTGGCTCGGGGTGCGGGTGCACCGTTCCTAACATTAAATCCTTCGAATAACACGTTGTAACCTACATTATCATAGAAAAAACCATTTATAATTCCTCCACCACTACCACTTGTATTAATACCATCAAAGAAAATTCCTGTAAAATCGCCTTGACCAATCCCAGCACTTACACTTACATAAACTTTGTCCCAGTTACCAGAGGTGGAGTCATATACTAAGCGGTTAGTAGTATTTAGTGAACTTGCCGCTTGCTGCCCTCCTAGTAATGAATTTCTTGGGTGCGATGAAACTATATTTAGCCCCTTTATGGATGTTCCCCCGCCTATGCTTGATCTTGAATCAAATATTACCACAGAGCTAGTTGCATCGTTTTTTATTTGTATTCCATAATCTAAGGTTGAATCCACTGATGCAGAGGCACTTGGTCTTAAAATTAAGTATTCTGTTGGAACATTAAAAGAAGGTCTAGGATAGGTGGGGGAGGATATTTTAAAATGTGAATAAAATCTTCCGCTTCCGCTAGTTGGGCGTGCAAATACAATATCTGAAGAACTCCATGAATCTGAGGATTTTATCATGTACGGATAACTAGAGTCAGTTGTTGTTGAATTTGCTGCTACTACTAGATAGCTTGTGGATGTTGTAGATGAATCAACTTGATATTGAAGTTCGCTGCCCAGTATTTCTATTCCGTAAGCCATTAGCTAATCCTTATCACATAGAAAGTAAGTTGGCGACTTCCTATACCATTATTTGTGATTCTAAATCTACCCTCTCCTATTCCATTTGCGGAGCTGCCTCTTGTTACCGTTAGCTGTTGAGTAGCTTGAGGGTCGTCGGGAAGAATAATCATATCTATAGATCCTTCGTTTGTTGAAGTCACCCCTTCAAAAGTTCCTGTTGTTGAAGGTAGGTCTACTTGGCCCGCCTGAGCTACAGTTGCTACACCCTGACTAATTAAGTTTGCTACTTTTTGGTTGGGTCCAAAAACTTCATTTCCAGCTGCATTAAATACTTGTAGCCCATACGTAGCAGTTGTTGCTGCTGCTCCTGTATCTCCTCCAGGATCTGCAATCGTTGTGAGAGTCAATGAAGAAGCTACTCCTCCAATATTCAAAGTTCCTGTTACTTGTCCATCATAACTACCTGATGCAAACATTTTGAACTGTATACTTTGGCCATTTGTCACAGTGCCGCTTGATGTTGTGAAAGATCCTCCTCCTATATTGTATTGGGGAGACCCTTGTCCTGAAACACTAATTGAAGTGGGAGCATTTATTCCTGACACTGTAAAACTTGGTGTGGTAAACTCTTCGGAAGGCTGGCGTGCACTAGGATTTGTAAAACTAAAAGGGTCTGGCTGTGTATCTGCTGCGGTCTTTGTAAACTCAGCGGATGTTATTATATTATCGCTCCCATAGAAAGGATTGGCAGTAGCTCCGCTTCCTTGACCATTTGCCCCAAAGTGTCCTATGTTAACACTGTATGTACCTGCAGGAAGAGAGCTACTTATAGTTAGGGTACGGCTCGTTGTACTGGTTGTTATTTTGCCGAGAAAAGGATTACTCGCGCCTGAAAAACTTACATTACTAAACATTATTTGGTTTGTAGAGACATTTCTTACGTGTAAGTAAAGATTGTTTGTATTCCCAACAGTCGTCTTTAATCCTGCTACACTATTTGCTGTAACTGTCATAGTTCCTCCTGTTCCTGCTATAGTAGTGTTACTCAGTGATAAACTGCCTACCTTTACTACATATATCTTGACACGAGCTGTACGAGTGTATTGAGTGGTTCCACTGACAGTAGTTGTTGGTAGTCCAAAATAAAACCATGTGGTCTCGTAATCTACCCCACTTGTCGGATATTGTAATGTGTGAGTGGTACCACTTGGAACAGGCCACTGTGTAGGAGAAGAAGGGTCAGGCTCACTATCTGCAGCACTTAATGCTTGAAATACTGTGCTACCACTTGTCTGCCCAGGGTTATTAGGAATAACATTTATTGTGTCCCCCTGTTTTATGTATATTGTAGGGGCATCAGTAGTTCCATTTGTTGCGGGATTTAAAAAAGGACTTACGTTAACTCTGCTTACGCCATAGGTACCGTTGCTCTGCAAATAGATTTGTGGATATTGTCCTGTATTATTCGACAGGACATACGGGTTATTAGACGCTCCCGTCGTCTCATTAGCAAGATTAAATGATACATTGTAAGTAGTGGCCATGAAAGAATTATACTAAATATGACATTTAATGTCAAGAAATTTTTTTAGGTCAGTTGACGAAAAAACCCAAAGTTGTACGTGTGGGGTAGCCCGCGCGCGCACCAAGATGGTGCGTCTATTAACCGCCCCCATAGATAAAACCTATCGAAAGCCGCCGATTGATAGAAACAATTCATTAGACATTTGCAAAAAAATCATTCATACTCCCCCTATGAAAATTAAAAAGAAACAACTAGCCAAACTCGCCTTTCGGGTTTATATGATCTACTCGATCACCGCTGACATGATTGTCATAGGCGGAATCGTTTATATCATTTTCTTCTAAGGCGGCAGGTTTATATGAAAAAAGAATATAGGATAATGCTTGACTTTTTCAGAAAAATCTGTAAACTGGTTCTTATAAATTCACTAACTAATGGAGACATTTATGTCTAATTACACTACCAAAATGATAGCTCGAATGGACGAGCTATCACCCATCACGCGCACTGTCGCTGATGATCTCGCGGCAGAGTTCGGGCTACCCGTCCGCTCTGTTATCTCTAAAGCTGTGCTTCTCGGCTTATACCAGAAGCCCCAAGCGAAAGCGTCAAGCTCTCGCACTACCAAAGCCGAGATGGTGCAAGCCATCGAAAAGGCTTTGCAAGGTGAGAACCTTGCAGGTTTGGAAGGCGCATCAATGCGCTCTCTGTCAGCCTTACTAATGAGCATCTCCTAGAGATGCTCACGCTGATCGCTTGGGTTGGGACTGTTTGCATGGCATTCGCCCCATTTATGATTGACTATTCGGCTGGTAAATTATTGGCAATTTCTGGGCTTTGGCTCTTGACTGTTCAAGCATATTACTGTAAGCTCTACAACTTAATCATATTAAACTTAATCGGAATCATTGGATATACTTATGCTCTTTATTTTTGACCTAGACGATACAACAATCAATAGCCAGCACCGCCAAGGTGAGACGCTAGCCGATTGGATCGCAAACAACACGCCCGAAAACGTGGCCAAGGATTCGCTTCTCCCTCTCGCGCACTCATGGCGCACGATTGACCAATCAAGGGACATCGTTGTCATCATGACCAGCCGAGTCATTGGAGATGCTGACCTTGCGTTTCTGGCTCACTCTGATTTGCGGTATCGCTTTATCTACTCTCGTCCAGAGGGTTCACAAATCCCATGCGGTGAGCTAAAAGCCGCCATGGTCAGACAATGCGCTAGAGATTTGGGCTGGTCTCTGGCACGTTTAACCAAACACGCCTACATGTTCGATGACTCAGGCGAGGTTCGAGAAGCCTTAACTGCTATGGGTGTTCGATGCTACAATCCTATTTCATA